CAAAGCTAACAATACGCTTTGCGACACCAAATAACTGCTCGACAGTGGAGGTAACGATCTTAAGAATGGAGAACAAGCCTTTAAATACTCGACCAAGTTTCTCGGCGTTCTCATTACTTAATTTAAGGCGGTCGGTAAGCTCATAGAATCTCTTAGTGATCGCAAACAGCTTCTCGCCAGTCATTGGCGGGAAAATCTCGGCAAAAGATTGCTTCAAAACTGCAAGTATGCCTACAGCTCTTCCAGTAGCTTCGTCTATTTTGAATAGAGCATCAAGAATGTTGAAAAAACCGCCAACAAGATAGTCTCGACCGGACATTTGCGATAATTTGTTTGCCCATTCATCGAGGTTGATGGTGCCATTCTTAACGGCTTCATTAAGCTCTGTAATCTGCAAGATATTTTCTGCGGTAATACCGGATTCTTTCTTTTGTTCTTCAGTGAGATTACTGTATGTCTCAGCCATCGTGTCAATAGCACGACCGAGCATCTCGGAAGTAACCCAACCCTTTTTAAGAGATTCGGAAAAAGATCCGCTTTCCTCTATAAGATCTTTTACTGTCGTGAGTACAGTCTCGCCATTCTCATTAATCTTATTAAAAGAGGGGTCAAGACCTACACTATCACCGATATAAGTAAGAATGTCGCTAAATTCTTTGGCTTGAGGTATACCAAGCTGAGCAAACTGTTTCCAACTACTTGACAAACCCTCAAAAAGCAGATTATTTCGTCCTTCAGCACCGCCGTTAAAGACCTGCTCCATGACTTTACCGAGCTCGGTCCAAAGACGTTTACCTTCTTCGAAATCGCCAAATATAAGCTCCCAAGTTGTCGCCCATCCAGAGCCAACAGCTTCCTTCAGGGTGTCCATCATCTGAGAGAAAGTCTTGACATCCTTAGCAGCGTCCGCAGCCTTGATGCCAAGTCGCTCAATCTGTTTAATCTGCTCCTTGGTATACCCAAGAGAAAGCAACTGCGCCTCATAAGCCTCTTTTTCGGCCTCAGTCATCTCACGAATATCGGTGGAATAGATAGACAAAGTTTGAGTTAAGACCTCAGTTGTCATCCACTGCGCAGAAAGAGCATCATTGAAATTCGAAGTGGCATCGAACAGATCGGATACTTTTCCGTTATTGTCGGTAGTTACTGTCTGGTATCTTTCACCGACCTTTACTACTGTCCCAAGGGCAACTGCCGTATCGATAAGCTGCTGTTTGAACTCGACAGTCGCCATATTGGCATTCTCAATTGACTTCCAATCGATCAGCTTAACATAACCAGCCGACAAGGCCTGCGAAAAGTTATACATCGCTCGAGATGCTTCATTCGCATTAGCGCCCGATACTGCGGCAACATTTGCAACGCCCTTAATTGCAGCAACAGAGTCATTCAACCCGACACCGGCATTCGTAAACTTTCCGATATTGCTGGTCATATCGGAGAACGAGTAAATCGTCTTATCCGCATACTCATTCAACTCATTAAGCTTGTCCATGACGGTATCAAGGCTTTCACCAGTACCAGCCATGATCGTCTGAACCGCGCCCATTTTGAGTTCATACTCATTAAATCCCTGATTAATTGGCGCAATCGTCAAGGACTTGACCATCTGTTTTCCGGTGTTGATAATGGAGTTCGTAATATTGGCTAAAGCGGTTATGGCCACGATCTCCATTGCCGAAAACTTAGCCTTTACTGTATCGACAGCAGCACCGAGAGGACTAAAACTGACTTTCTCAGCGGCATCGCTCAGATTCTCAAGACCTTTAGACGCCCCATCAAACCTTAAGCTCTTTTTAAGTTTATCAAGAGTTCCAAGTGTTTCGCCAACTCCGTTTTCAAACTGTTTATTGTCGAAACGCATTTGGACTACGCGTTCTTCGATCTCTCTACTCAAGGCTCAACCACCTCCCGCCATGCGTCATCTGCTAACTGCTGAAATAACGGCCTTAAAGCCGGGTTTATATAATCGATTCCGTAAACGTAACCTCCGGTCCCTGTTGCATGTCCATATTGCAAAAGAATCGCAACATTTGCCCAATCGTCGATAACGTTCCGATTACACCATTCAAGGATAATAGCATCTTTGGTTCGCCGAATGTTGTAATACCACGAACTAGCTGTTTTTCCGGTTCTGACCGGCGTAGCATTGCATAATGCTTCTACGCCGGCTTCACCGTACTTATTAAGAGCTTGCATAGGATCGGCATTTTTAACTTTTCGTAGCCATCTCTCTGTTTTGGAGAAATCTCCTTTGTGTTCAAAAGCTATCACTAAAACAGATTCCTCCTTTCGAAATTACCCTTTACTGTGGAGCCTTCCTTTTCTAGCAGCATTAAGTTTACGCCTATAAAGAGCATCGTCTTTCTTAGACGCCTTCTTATCGGGCTGCTTCTTAGCGTTGCAAATCCTAATCAACATAAGAAGCCGATTCAAATGCCATTTCTGGCACTCAAACGGAATGTTAAGCTCTGTCATCCAATAATAGATAAGCTCTGACGTAACCGTTCCACCAGCTTTTGCTCCAGTTCGTTTCTCATCGACTCTGGACGCAGTCATCGGGTCGTCGATATAGCTGTTAATAAGCTTAATATGCTGATTAGTCACGCCAAGATAAACAAGCGGATCGACATTTGGATTTATTGTCATGCAACGAATATAATCCACAGTTTCATCTCTTGTTCGCTGCTCAGACGACAGGAATGGCTTCTTCCATTTTGATTCCCATTCAGAGATCGACATCAAAGAATGTTCAAGACGAAGCGTTTGGCGTTTTATTGTGTAAAACTGCTGAGTACGCTCATCCCAAAATTCCTGATCGTTTATTGTTATCTTAATCATGCTTCAGGGAGCGCAACAACGTTGTTCTTCTTCTCCAGTTCAGCAATCTTCTCCTGAAGATTCTGAGGAATGATGCCGTTAATGAACTTTGTTGCTGCATCGGTATCCTGATAAAGCTCCATGTAGAGCTTCGAATATGCTTCGGTGCTGGCGAAATTCGAGCAAAGCTCTTCACTCTTCCTGAAATACTTACCATCAGGAGACTTCTCTCCATAGCTCTTAAGGATGATCTTCTTAAAAACCTCCATAACAGCCGGAATGTCCTTGGAATCGACGATGCTCTTGAGCATCTCGGCGAAGCCACCACTAGTGGACATCTCCATTTCGGTAAGTTCAGCCTCAGTAAGATTGAAATAGTAGTCTTCGGTTCGCTCGACACCGTTGTAGTCGGTATAAGTGATAGTCTTCTTGAGCATTATAATTTTCTCCTTTCAATAAAAAAGCGGAGAGCCGTCCGCCAAACCGGAATACGGCTCTCCAATACGTGATGTTATACCTAACGACTATTAGGTTACGCTGTTGATGATCTGGACGATACGATCAGGAAGCGGAAGATACGCTTCATCTTGTGCAGTGCCATAAAGAGCATCTTCAATCGCAGTAAGCTGACGCTTCTGAAGCTCTGTGGTAAACTTAGTACTGTCGATAACCAGATGAGCGGTCTTCTGATGGCCAGAGACTGCAACGGGAGTGGTGGAGAACTCCCAAGAGAATGTGATCGCATTAGGGTCGTTATTCACCGTCTCGTAGCTCTTGCTAGAGGGAGAAGCAACGGCTCCATACACAAGATGAATCTTGTAGCCATAGTCATTGCCTTCGGTATCGTTACCGACAAGAGTTCTATAGGTGAAGCCGAACGGCTTGCGCTGCTGCTGAGCAACGCGAACACCAGGAGCAAGCTCAGCCGTACCGTCAAGATCGGCGAACTCATCAGGGAAGGTATAAGCGTTGATCGTACCGCCGAATTCTTCCTTGGAACGAAGCGACAGATACTTGTCGTTATCGGCCCAAAGAGCAGTCTCCTCGGCGCCAGAAGGGGACTCGTCGACGCCGGTCAGACCGTTCCAAGCATAACCAGCGGGATAACTTTTGGAAGTGGAGTTGTAAGGATAAACGACGCCTCTGTCTACACCAGTTTCATACAGGCGTTCGGTATCCTGATCCCAATTAAGAATAGCCATTATGATTTTCCTCCTTTTTACCAATAAAGAGTAATGGCAACATGATAGAGATTATCGGCAACAAAGCTTCGATCAACTTCGCAAAGCGGAAATGCCGATTCGATGCGGACCGCAATGTCAGAATCGGGGTCCGAATCGATTACTGTAAGAGCATAACGCTGCTTTCCAAAGTATGCGAAATTATCTGCATGATTAGTCCATCTGCCATCTTTGTAATAAACGATCGCGGGGTAAGTCATTCGGAGAGAAGCTGGAGGCTGAAAATATACTCGGCTCTCTTGCTCATTCTCGGTTCCCATGATTGAAACCAACTTCTGATGAAGCTGAAGACGCCTGCTAGTCTCATGGTTTAACGGCATTCCAAACACCCCCAAGAGACAGAACCAACCTCGGATACTGGACCTCAACAGAGTTGACTTTCCATTTATGGCCCATGACAGTAACGTATCTAATTGATAAGTAGTTCTCATAAGCAAAAGGATCAGCGACGATGGACAACTCATTAGAAAGCGTCACATCGTCGTTGACCTTCTGATCATTTTGAAGCTGGCGTCTATTTCGAATTAAGTCACCAGAGTATTCATGATCCTCGATGATCTCTTTCCAGACTCCTGGCACAGTCTCTTCTGTAACAGCGTACCCAACGACACCGTGCCATTTCGCCATGATGGATTATTCTCCTTAAGAATTGGTGCTCTCTGCATTTTCCTCTTCGGGATTGAGATATGCAGCAAGATCAGCGTCGCTAAGAAACACTCGGCCAAGATCACGAGAATAAGTGAGCGTGGCGATGCTACCATTAGCGATATAAGAAAATCTGGTTACATTACCAATATCAATAGCCGACTCTCCCTGAGGAGTATATGTGGCATCATCCTCATCATCAGCGGACAGAATCATGCGAAACGCATCATTATAGAAGAAGAACGAGCCAGAAAGAGACAGCGCATCCAGCATAGGCGGAAAATTGTCAGTAATGCTGGTATCAGTGCCGACAGTTTCAGACTTGATAGCAAGCGTAATCGGACCGGTGTAAGTGCGGAATCGAGAAGTACCAAACGGTTCAACCGCAGCCTTTTCAGAATAAATGTTCGCCATTATGATTTCCTCCCTTTAAATTATCAGTTAGACCGATCGAGATACATGGTAATCGCAGAGTACGGCTTGATCAGAGCGCCGGACATACGAGTCTCGATCAGGTACTTGTACTGGTTAAAGTCGATGTCAAAGTCGTCAAACATGTTGACTTCGCCGCCTCTGTCGCGGCCGACGTTATAGTCAGCAAGGTTAACAAACACGCCGATAAGGGGCTTAGCGACGCCAGAGACAGTGATCGTCTGGTTCTCCATCGGCTCAACAGTGACAATCTCACGAGCACGAAGCGCAGTGGCAAGCTCGCCCATGGTCTTGTAGAGCTTGTGGCCGATCTCATCCTCAAGCAGCAGCATCTCGGTGACAACATCCTCAGTAGTGTAGAACGTCGGATTGCCAGAGCCTTTATAGTCCTTGCGAGCGCGAATAGCCGCATTGATAGTGGCCTTAGCAACAGCAGCCTCATCAGCATTGGCGGCAACCGTAACAGCCTTTCTGACATTGAACAGCGGGACGTCGTTGACGATCGGACGAATGTTGAGCTCGTTGATCTTATCCTCACTGTCGCCAGGACGGCCGTCACCGATCAGGATTGCTCTGGCGATTTCCTCATCGAGCATAACGCGCATCTCAGCACGGATCCATGCAACGACATCGAAGTCAGTGATGTCGACGATGTCATCACGATCAAGCTTCTGCCTCTTGTAGATCGTCTGAGGCGTGGTGGTACGCTTCAGAGTCGTGAAGACCTCTTCCTTCTTCTGATGGCCCTTGATGTAACCTTTCGCACGCGCGTCATCCTCAGTGATGTTGGCATATGTGGACTTGATGCGAGAGAACGGCGTATGATGGACGCCACTCATAACCTTAGAGACCCATCCTGTGTCGCGCTTGATCCACTCAGGAGGATTGTTCAGCGAACGGGCCTCGGGGAACAGCATGCTGGCATCGTTAAAGCCATAGGTCTGAGTGCCAGTAGCAGTTTCCATACCAGTGGTGTCGATAGAATGAACGAGAACGCCATCCTCGAGATTCTGGGCAACAGCCTCCTTCAGGCTGCCAATACGCTTGGCATCTGCAAAGATCTTCTGCATGTCGGAATGGGAAAGAACGGTGTCGCGGACATTCTCACCGTCTTCGAAAACATTGTGCTTCATGGATTCATCATCCTCCTCAGTATCAGATTTGTTGTCTTCCAGAGCCTGGCCGATCATATAGTAGACGACCTTCTTCTGCTCTTCATTAAGGGTCTCGAACACATCGCCGATGGTCTTATCAGACTCGGTCTTCTTTTCGGATTCTGCCACAGGTTGTTCCTCCTTTTTATCTTCGGTTGCTGCATGAGCAAAGGACAACTCTGCGTCAGCCTCGCCCAAACTAATAATGACCCCGTCCTCGCCATCGTCGCTATGGCCCATCACAAAGTCAATGGACGCGCCAGGGTTCGCACCGGCAAGAACAAGGCTAACCTCACGAATAACACCATGAAGAACGTCGCCGCCCTTCTGCTGAAGCTTATTGGCCCAAATACTGAGCCTCGTGACATCACCATGGTCGACAAGTCTCTTTGCGGCTTTGCCAGAGTCGGTGTCATTAAACGAGCAGTAGGCATAAACGCCATTTTCACGGTTTTCCAGCAGGGCA